TTCCCGCCGAAGACCTCTAAGGTGATCGGCTCACCAGGACCAACGAACCCGATGTCTGCGCGGATCGGAGACGGAGACGAGTTCCTGATCCGGGCGCGGTTCAAGGACGTGGACAAGTGGGTGGCGACGACGGCGGAGGCGGAATCCAAGACTAAGGCGCGAAGGATGCAGAAGACGTTCGAAGCTGCATCGCGGTTCACGCGGAAGGTGACTGGCGCGGACGGAGAAACGTACACGCGCGGCTTCACAGTCGGAGAGATTGCGAAGCACCTGCGCAAGCGCGGGACGGTATCCGACGATGCCCGCGCGAGCATGCTGGCGCGCACCGGCACGATATGGTCGTTCAACGAGGGCGCTCAGCAGAGGTATAGGGCGGAGGGCGTTACCGTAGAGGAATGGGTGGTGACGTCCGACGACGCGACCTGTCCATTCTGCCAGGCGTTCGACGGGCAGCGGGTCCGCCTCGACGAGCCGTTCGCGGGAGAGGGCGACGTCGTTTCCGGGACGGACGACGAGACTGGGAAGAAGCTGTCGCTGAGTCTTCCTGGAGAGGTCCAGCATCCGCCGCTGCACCCGAACTGCAGGTGCACGCTGGTGCCCGTGCTGCCAGAGGCTGGCCTATCGCGCGCAGAACCTCTAACGGAGCGAAGGCAAGAAATCACTAAGGAACCGGAACTCAAACTACAACAGAGAAAGTTTAACGCTACTGAAAAGCTGCAACAGCACGCGTGGTTGAGAACCTTGAGTGTTGAAGAGAGGAAGGCGATCAGGGTTTGGGGTCTTTCTGAAGAGAACACGAAACATATCCGTGAGCTGGACCTACTGAAGAACGATGGTGCTCGCCGCCGCTACCTGAAGAGCGTCGGAGCGACGGAAGACCTAATCGCCAGCCGAACTAAGATGGATACTGCTCTGGCGCGCGCGCCAACGCATTCTCGACAGGCATACAGAGGAATCGACAACCTTAGCCCGAAGGACTTCGAAAAATACAGAAACGCGGAAGAAGTCATATTCAAGGCACGCGGAAGCGCCTCCGGTACATACAAAGAGGCTAAACGGTTTGCTGTTGAAGGGGAGAATCGTGTCATCTTCGTGATGGATAACCATAAGGGAAAATGGCTCATTGGTGCGTCTGGAATGGAGGAAGAGGATGAGATCGTCGTGATGGCTGGAACATCGTTTCGCGTACTTGGCAGAAAACTGATAAAGCAGAAGGATGGATCACGTCTTCTACAGCTATTCTTGAAAGGAGTATGATCGTGGCGAAACGGGTTCGGTATGTCGATGATGGCAAGGACGCTCGCAGGTACTATACCATCATAGAAAGGAAGAAGAAGAAGAATGCCAAGAGTGGCGGCGCCTAGGTAGAAAACAGGGTTACGGAGAGGTCCGTTCTCGTATAATTACTAGGGGAGGAGATATATCCCCTACGGACCTCCGAAAGGAGAGACGATGACGGTTGCAAGCAGCGTGGCGGTTGCCGCAGCGCCCGGCGACGGGCCGAAGGGTCGCAAGGAGGACTTCGACATGACGGACGTGCTGACCGATCCTGGCAAGGCGACGATGAGCAAGAACGCCGTCCGCCATCGCCGGCTCGACGAGAACTGGCTGGAGGCGAAGGCGAAGGCAGCCGACGCTCCGCACGGAACCATCGAGGGCTACGCGTCGCAGTTCGACGTCGTGGACCACCAGCGCGAGATCGTTCGCAAGGGTGCGTTCGCCAAGACGATCAACGAGGCGGGTGCCCACATCGTCCTCTCCGCCAAGCACTTCGCGCGCGGCGGGGACATCGAGCACGCCGTCGCGGCAATCGTCGAGCTACGCGAGGATGAGTACGGCCTCAAGTTCCGCGCGAACTTCTTCAAGGACGAGGCGAGCCAGTACATCCGCCAGAAGGTTCTCGACCTCCGCGCCGCGGGCGTGAAGGTCGGCAGTTCCATCGGGTATATCCCCGTGAAGTGGGGATACATCACCGACGAGACGAGCAAGTCCCAGCTGATCGAGCACACGGAGATCGCTCTGAAGGAGATCACCCTCACACTGTCGCCCGCGAACGAGGGCGCGGTGATAGTCGCAGCGAAGGACAAGGATGATTCTGACGGTGCGGGGAGTTCCCGCACCGATGACGACCGGACGAGTCCCAAGCCGGCCGTTACCGACGGGGCAGCCGTTGTGACGGCGAAGCCTGCGGGAGAGAAAGACTCCCCAGCCGCTCGCGCCACTGCCGCGAAGGCCGACGGTTACTTGCTGGACGCGCAGGTCATAGCTGCTCGGGCCAAGGCCGCAAGGTTGCGTGCCGGGCTTGAGGAGTTGCGCGAGTAGCGCAGCAAGAAGGGAAGTCCGTCAGCCATGGTGGACATGAAGCAGGTCACGAAGGACATCGCCGCGAAGTGCGCCGAGATCGACGCATGCAATAAGCAGGTCGAAGACGCGAAGGCGTCCGGCGACGAACAGAAGATGAAGGACGCGTCGACGAACATCACGCAGCTCAACGTCGAACTCGCCGAGCTTGAGAGCAAGATGGACGTGGCGAAGGGAGAGAAGCGGCGCAAGGACCTCCTCGCCGAGGCGCAGAGACTCTCCGCACCGGTCGCCCCCGTCGCCCCGGCGCGCGTGGACGTTCCGTCCTCGCCCGCGATGGCGAAGGATCACAACGACGAGGAAAGCGTCAAACGCGAAGCGTTCTGCGACTATCTCCGCGGCGACGCGATCAGCGATAGCAGGCGCGATCTCCTCGTCCCCAAGAGCGAGAAGCTCCGCTCCAGCAAGAAGAAGCGTGACGGTGCCATCGTCGCTGTGCCTGCCAGCCTGGCTTCCGCCATGGTCGGTGGCACGCTCTCGAAGGCCATGGGTCTGGACAGGATGGCCGGGAAGGCGATGCTCGCCACCGCCGACGCGGTGAATAACCCGTCGCTCATGAACTTCCTGCTCAACAACCAGTACGTTTCGCAGATGCAGCAGCTCCCGATGCCGGAGCCCGTCATACTTCCGCGTGTGACAATCGTCCCGACCACGTCCGGCACGGCGACGATCTTCCCCGCGCTTGCGCAGACGGACACGACCAACTTGAGCGGCGACTTCGGCGGCGTATCGTTCAGCTGGATTGATGAGGCGCACGAGAAACCGTCGACCGAACCGGAGTTCACGCAGATCACGATTACCGCGTACGAGTGCGCTGGTTATACGGAGGTCAGTCAGCGCGCACTCAACCGCAGCGAGATCGGCCTCGAAGCGTATCTCCGCTACCTGTTCTCCGGAGCGTACCAGAGCATGCTCGATAGAGTGATCCTCAACGGCACCGGCGTCGGTCAGCCGACCGGGATCATAGGCGCCGCGGGCATTCGCACCGTCGCCCGCCAGACTGCGGGAGCCGTCTCCTATCAGGACACCGTCCGGCTGAAGCACGCCGTCCGGTCGTACCACCGCAGCGGTGCCCGCTATACGATGAGCGACGCAGCAGAGCAGGCGTTCGAAGAGGTCGTGGACACTCTCGGCCATCCGATCTTCAAGCCGTCGGTCGCCTCCGGCCCGAACGACCGGATCAACGGGTACCCGTATGACGCGACGTACCACTGCTCGGCGCTCGGCACTGCCGGCGACGTCATCTACGGCAACCCGGCGTGGTACACCCTCACGGTGGAGGAGGAGTTCGGCATCGCGCGGTCGGAGCACTTCAAGTTCCGCGAAGACCTCGTGGCGTTCCGGGTGTACGCCGTCGTCGGCGGCCTCCCGATGCACCCGCGCGCGTTCGCGATCCTCAGCGACGCGGAGTCTTAGTAGTCGTGTCGTAAGCGGCTTGGAGCGTGCCCGAGTTCCCTCGCCCGGCTCGGGCACCTCCTCGCCGCGTCCCCCTGGGGCAAGGAGGGGCGCATGTTTTATCGCGTCATAGAACCATTTGAGTATCGCGGCGTCAACGGAGCGGTGATCCGAGCGGATCGCGGCGAGCTGGTAGACGTCGCGATGCGCGTTGACGCGGAAGACCTGCTTCGCAAGGGCAAGATCGTTCCCCGAGTCCTTCAGTCCACCCTTCGCGCCCCGTCGGCATCCCGGTCCGAACGCTGGACGCATTCGATGCGCGTCGGAATCTGGCTGCGCACGAGTTCCCACTACTCCGGCGGACGGATTCACATGTGGCAATACGCGTGGTGCCTCGCGGACGCGGGGGCGGAAGTCTACCTCATCACGAACGCCGTTCCAAAGTGGATGCGAGACTATCCGCAGAGTTCTAACATCCAC